TACCATTCTTTGGCTTTTCCTCGTGTACGATTGCCCCAAATTCCAATGAACCATTCTCTATATCATTGGATATGCGTCGACGCATTCTTGTACGGCTGCTTTCCTCGTCTGTGTTTACCCCGATATAAGGGTCAGAAAGTGAAGAATATTCACGTGAACCATTATTAACAACGGTTTCCCCGTCATCGTTCAACTCAGACACATCCCAGTTAAAGACTGTGAATGTAGCCTGTTTACCCTCAAAAGCCGCTCTTGCGGCCTCCAAGCACGCCTTTTCACTGTCACCCATATCCGTAATGTCTATAATTACGGAATAAGTTTGGTTGCCCGAACGAGCAGCTAACACGCTTGTAATATCGTCATCGTCATCAGTTGTTGGGGACGAAAACGAGAATACAAGACGTGCGCGGGTTACGTTGTTCTCGCTGTTAAAGTCTGAAAGTGCTTCAGGTATTTCTACCATCGTGACAGTTGCTTTTCCTTGTTTCTTTTTCATTTGTTGTAAGTGTAAAAGTAAATGTACCGCCAAAATGACGGGGAGGGTATTTCCCTCCGATAAAAGATAGAGGGGAGTGATTCTTTGCTGTTTCGTCTTTTTATATGCTTAATTTACATTCAAATTGTAAAAATTTTCATAAAATTATTTCGCCTTTCTATACGCGCAATATAACTTTAAAAAAAATAAAAAATTTATACATTTCGCATTTCTGCACATATAAAACACATTTGAAATATAATAAAAAAAATAAAATTTTTATTTATCTCAAACTGGATAAAATATCATACATCCGATTTAAGGCTATTTACAGGCTCTCTGACGGCTTATAATAGATGCTCTGGATAACTTATCCAGACGATGTACAATATGGGCTTAAAACGCATTATTCGGCTTCATCTGGATTATTACGCCAAAATATACTCTCCGATAGAGAAAGAAAAGTAACAAAAGAAAGAGATTAGGGTACAGTAAGTATATATAGTTTATATAGTCTATATAAGCTTAGCTAAACCCTCTCCTAAAAGAAAGAAATATATAAAGAAAGAAAAGGGTTCTCCCTTATAGGCAAAATAAAACCCAGAATGAACTTAATCACCCTGGGTTAATATTACTTAAATATCTTATACATTCCTAACATTAACAATAACTGTGCTGCTTGTCCAAACATACCTCCTACCACAGTTGCTGTTACATCAAGCCAGTCAAATACATTGCCGTATTGCTTATCTTTATACTCTGCTGCTAATCCTGCTCCGATTGCAGCAAATATTGTTCCACATAGACCAGCATAGAATCCATATTGGATATGCTTTAATCTATTACTCTCTGTCACCCAATGAAATGAGTGAGCCAGAGCTTTAATTATCTTTTTCATTTTTACTTGCTTTATAACAATTATAACTACTATCTACTTCGTTAGATAAAACTTTTAATTCTTTATCAATATAATCAGTTAAATTTTCTTTTGAATATTTCCAATAGTGCATTAAGTTTAAAGACATCCAGCTTGAGACGTTATTGTAAGTTTGACATTTTATTATTACAGTATGATCAAGAGGAATGATGCTAAATACGTACTTATAATTATAAGCATTAGCTAATCTAACTCGATTAAATATTACTCCGAACATCATGTTGAGTTTAATAGCATAATCATCACAACAACGGCTTTTATTCTTTTTAAACAGAGATTTTATAGTTTTAATTATATTCTTCATAGTTGTTCTTTTATTTTTTCTGCTATATACTTTGCATCAGGGTGTGCATGATCTGATATTCTAAGCTTAAAGAATTGTTCCCACTGTGATTCTGTACCTGTCATTATAAGCTCTGTTTTAAGCTGTAATGGAAGTACATCTCTTGCATCTTCAGGTTTAACACCAGTCTTAATTAGTGTCATATAATTGTGCTTAGCATAATCCCATGCACCAAAGAATAAATTCTGCTGTACAGCACTAAAATCATCCCATCTCGTAGGCTCTACTACTGTTATCTCATTATCAAACTTACCATTACTGTAGTTACAATATCTTGTAGACTCCATTAAGAATGAGAACGCTCTATGTCTTGTAAATGAATCAGCTTGTACTCTTGCGCATGTTAATCTAAACGTTGTACGCTTCTCATGATACTCTGTAGGTTCGCATATACGACGTAAATCATCAAGTGTATTGTTTTCAACCATCACTCTATAGTTTGTAGTTACGGCCCATACTGGACTACCATCATTATCAGGATATGGTAATAGATTGCATGTTGAATATTTATTATAATAATAATTCTTTATAATATTATCTTTACCAGATATTAAAAGATATACAGTACCATGCTCTAATGGAGAACCATGACCTAATTCAATCATCTTGTCTACAAATGCTTTAGCTGTCTTAGATCTTCCGTTCTCATCATACTCTATCTTATCTAATGACTTATATGCAGTGCGGCCAGCTATCTCTATTTGTTCGTAGATACCGAGCAGATCATGCTTTTGCTCTAACTTTTCTATTTTGTTTTCTATTAGCTTCATATGCTTGTTTATATATCATGTACGCCTGAGCGTTTAGTTTAACAATCTATTGTGCTTCTTCGTCTGTACAAGGAACCCAGTCTTCTTCTGGCTTTTTATAAGCTCCGTATATTACCTATACGTAATCGGTAAACTTTAAGTAATAGTTCTATACTTCTTTCTTTGGCATAGTTAATTCTCCTTATATTCTACGTACTCTTCTTTATTGTTGTTTACATCGTACGACTTTAATTTCATAAATTTAGAAAACTCCTTCTCGTCTTCGAGACATTTCTTATACATGGCAACTTCTTGTCCGTTGAGATCGGATTTAACGTAGCTGTCACTATCTCCCCGTTCTTTATCAGCCCTAGATTCATCAGATACTTGTAACCCTGTTGATTCAGCAGTAGTACTGACTTCTGCGGTTTTATCTCGTTGAATTCCTTTGTCCATTTCATTAAGAGATCTTCCAACTTCTTCTTTGTTAACTCGTAATCTGTCATTTAATTCTTTTATAAAGTTTTCCTTTTCATCGTTATACTTAGGATCATTGTACATCTGCATAAGTATATATGATGCATTGTTAAATCCCTCTTGGTCTTTTATATGACCATTCTCATCTTTCTCAGTACCAAGTTTATCTACTAAATCTTGTACTTCCTTTAGTGTATACTTTTCTAAAACTCCTTTACCGTTTACAGATCTTATCAAAATGTTATCTTTGTATAGATTACTATATTTACTTATTTTCCCCATTGTTCTTAAGATAAATTAAATGTCAACTTCTTTGTTGTACAATCCATTTTTAAGTCTATATCTTTGTTCTTTTTCAAGCCATCTCAGAGCTCTGATAAATGATTTGTTTTCCGCGCATTCTTTCAGAGTGAGCTACGTACCTTGAACATTCTTGTTCTATTTGTTCGCCATTTTCGTCTTCTACAAATTGTATGTATTTCTACTTATCAAGCCATCTATAATATCTAGAGAAAGCTTTCTTTCTGTCTATTGTTGTACTATATCTATGTATGCACTTAAGCATTTGTTTAGCTCCTACAGTGCCACAAGCTTTAAGATCTGATATATTTTCTAAGAATGACATTACTCCAGCTTCTCCAAACTTATTCTTAAGCTCATTATACTCTTCTTTAGCTTGTTTGTAGAATAGATTATTTTCATCGTAAAATGGTGTAAGATCTACTATATATGCAGAGTTTATAGGAGTATTATGAATGAAGTAATACTTACAATTATCTGTAACTGGTTTACTTATTGTTCTAAGTGATAAATAATCAGCGTAGTATAGTATTGCATTTAGTTCTATAGTATTCATTTTTTGTATGATTTATATATACATTCACATATCCATCCAATGTAGTAAGCATAAGGTTCTTGTACATGTACACTAACTATCTCTCCCATCTTGTCAAATGTATCTAATACTATATGCATAGCCTAATGAGCTATAGTGTTTATTAGATCAGTATCTTTTTCTAACTTAGTATTACCAAATGTTTTTAATATTCTTACTACAAATGTAGCATGTCTATTATGTTTGTTTATAGCTCTAAAAGTATATGCGTTTGTAGTAGGTTTTACAGATAAAAATTCTTCTGTTATTTCTTTATCATCAGATGTTAAGAAGTTATTTATTATATCTTTATTAGTACATTTCTTGTTACATACTGCTATGTCTACTTCGTATATTGTTTCGTATATATCTATATTCTTCATAGTTGTATATAGTTTATATTATATATCTCACCCCACCCTACCCCCTATTATCCCCCTAACGATAATATACACCCAAAAGTTGCAAATTACAAAAATATTTCAATTTTGCAACCAAATTAAGCTACTCTTACGTTACGCAGTCGAATTTCATAAAAAATATACGACTATGATGAAAGAATTAAAAGTAATCGAGCCATTCTTTAATCTCGAGATTGGAGATAAGCTGACTCTAACAGAAGACGGTAAGTCTTACGTATTTACAGATAGTGATAGTTCTGTTGATAAGACAGAGTCTGGTGATTCTAAGTTTTCATTTAGTGCTACATTCAAGATTGATCCTGTATACGCACAGGAGTTGATTAAGAATGGCTATCTTGAGGAAGTTGACTACAAGAAGAATGATACATTTAGAAACGTATTTGACGAGATTGATATTATGCTCAATCGTTACAATGAGGAGCTTGATAATCTTGATCGTGACTTCGACGATAAGCCAGCTTGTTTGAAGGTTGAGAAAGGCACAGTTTTAAAGAATTTGATTAAGGCTTTAAGTCACCTTAGAGAGTTGAAGAAGTAATGGAAGATAACAAATTGATGGATCAGTCACAGCTTGCTGAAAGTATTGCTAATAAGATTGAATATAGTTTCACAGACGCATTCTTAGTTAAGCTGTTGGACCCGATTAAGGTAAAGAAAGAGTTTAGTAAACCAGTCGATGTAAAGCCTGCAAAGAAAGATGATAACGGCGTAGAAGCTGTAGACTTTGATAAGGTTGAGACTGAGGTAAAAGAAGTAGAATCCGATTTTCGTAAAGCTGTAGTAATTAAGACTCCGCTTTCTTTTGAACACAAAGAGAATATGCCATACGAGATAAATGTTGGTGATGTTGTTCTTGTTAGAAACATGAGAGGTGAGTACTTTGATTTACTTAAAGACAGTAAATTGGTTCATTACTACGATATAGTAGCTGTTTGTAAATGATAGATATAGATTCTATCTCCAGAGAAATATCTAAAGAAACAGGATACGATCTGGATACTGTAAAGAAAGTTTGTCAACATGTATTCAAATAGACTGAGCAAATAATGAAGTCAGAAGATACAAGCGATATACTTTTTAACAAGTTATTTAAGTTTAAGCTTAAAAGAAGATATAAGGATAATAAACAAAAAGAATATACTACAAAATGAAGTACACAAAGAAAGATTACGCAAAGTTTAACATCGACCTCTCAAAGTGTGAGACATACGATGATGTTGTTATCTGTACAGTAGAAGGTAACATTAACAATGGCGCACCAATTGACAAGCACATGTTCGCACAGTATTGTGACATTGTAGAGAAGGATGCTATTAACGAATTCTTGAATGAAGCTTTTAGCACTGGCACAGCACTTAACTTCTCAAATGGTGATTGTAACATTACAAAGGTTAGCGCAGTTGAACTTAAGGAAGGTGAGTCTCTTAAGGTTAAGAACGGACAGGTTGTAATTAAGAAGGCTTCTCTTATTAAGAGATTGTGGAATTGGGTAACAGGTAAAAACAAGTAATTATGAAGAAAGCTGTTGAAGTTAGAGGTGCCATTTATAGCATTGCAGAAAATAACGGAGTATTTGAACTTGCAACAATCCCTTCTGTATGGTTGTCAATGGGTGATACATTTGTGGCTCTTGACGATATGGAAGTATCAATGAATGGCAAAATATTCAATGTTAAGAAAGATGATATTGTTTTTGTATTCCGTAGGGGTGATGCTGCTGAGATTGTAACATTCAGAAATGATGCTATCGCTAATTATATTAAGACTAATATTGAAGAGCGTGATAAACGTAACGAAGAAGCTGATTGTTGCCGTGATAAAATAGGCGTAGCAGGAGCTTAATAAATACAACAGATTATCCACGCTGTAAAGATGGATTGACTATAAAATTAATTTTCATTTTAGATAAGCTCTATCAAAGAGCTAACATCGCGGAGTGGAGAAGAGGTATCTCGTTAGGCTCATAACCTAAAGATCGCAGGTTCGAATCCTGCCTCCGCAACTACGATTTTCATAATTTTAAATTGTTCATAATAAAATTGTTAAAATTGATTTTAAATTAATTATCTGTATTACATTTACATCAAAGTAAATGAATTAATCAATAAGATTTCTAACAGAAAAATAAATTTTTATCATTTTATTTAAGATGGTGCGGCATCTTTAAAATCCGCACATTATTGCCCTATGGTGTAACGGCTAGCACAGGAGGCTCTAACCCTCTTAGTCTGGGTTCGAATCCTAGTGGGGTGACTTGTTTATGTATAATTTTAACTAAATACGAATGGAACTAAAAATTAAAAGATTAGATGAAAAGGCTGTATTGCCTATACGCGCACACAAAGGTGACGCAGGACTTGACTTAACAGCAACAGATATTACACTTGAGCCAAATGATTGTGGTCAAACTGTTGTTGTATACCATTGCGGTCTGGCTGTAGAAATTCCAGAAGGCCATGTTGGTTTAGTGTTCCCTCGTTCTTCTATTTCTAAGAAGTCTATGTTTATGACTAATGCTGTAGGTGTAATTGATTCTGGCTATCGTGGTGAGATTATGGCTAAGATGCATGTTACCACTGACGCAGCTCCAGCTGTATACAAGGTTGGCGAGAAGTTTGCCCAGTTGGTAATTATGCCTATTCCAGAAGTTACAATTACAGAGGTAGCAGAGCTTAGTGAGACAGAACGTGGTGAAGGTGGTTATGGTTCCAGCGATGAGAAGTTGAGCGCGCCTGATGCAGCTGCAGAGAAGACTCAAGACGTTGAGAGTACTACTACAGATGCTACTATGGTAGCGGCGGATTCCGTGAGCGGATCTGAGATAGCTGAGTAACGCGTGACAAGGCTATGCGGAATGGCGTCATAAGTGGTACTGGCAATATTCCGACGGTAAGGGGATTACACAATAATGTGTAGTTCCCTTTCCTTGTTTGTATAATTATATAAATTATAGCACATGAAGAAATCTAAACTTTTTGGTTCCAGACTTGTGGAAAATGTGTTTAATCCAAAGACTCCTCGAGTTATTATGTTTAGTGATAGCGATAGTATCACAAGACAAGTATTTGAAGAAGGAGATATATTAGACGCTAATTCCATTAGGAAGATATTGTTGAAAGGTGGATTTAGTTCTGGTAGTCATAGTGGCGGTGGTAGTAATCCACCTTCAATTGATTATGTTGATCTTAAGGCGTAGATAGATAAGCTTAAGAACTACATAGATGGCAAAGATAATATTATAAATGATGCTCGTAGGCTTATAGAAGCTAATACTACTGGCATAGAACATAATTCCACTTCTATAAAAGAATTACGCAACATTATAAACAACTTTAATATAAGTAATGTTTTATATGTTGGCGAAGTTGAGCCAAGTATTAAGGATGTACTATGGCTAGACACCAGTGATGGTGTACATTTAGATAGCTCTAATTCAGACGAGCTATTAAAGATTAAAGAAGCTATTAGGGACATATACTCAAATATGGGTACTATAAATAAGATGATCCTTAATGGTATTGTAGCTGGAGATTCTAACTCCAGTGCAAGGTAGATGATTATGCGTACAGCAGATCCTATTAGACCTACAGAGATAACAGAAGAGCATGCTGTTAATACAGATCCTACATAGCCAAATACAACTGGTGTAGAACCTACAGTTAACCATATATCTATAAAGATGGATACAGCTATTAATTTTAGTAAGAATAGATAGAATCTTATAGACGGTGAGCTGTTATATTATACAGATAGAAAGAAAGTTGTTCTGTATAAAGATGGTAAGTTTAATGTAGTAGGAAGTGAACAGTCTTCTGGTGGATCAGGTGGCGGTATATCTGTAGACGACTTATATGCTACACATCTTGATCATCTTACATTTACTGATGGTGATTCTGCTTATAATGTACAAGTAGATCAGAATGGTAAGATAACAGTAAGAAAGAAGAGTATTCAGGTTACAAAGGTTGGTAACGTTGATCCTGCATGGAAGGTATATGTTGATCATTTGTTATGTATAAATGAAGTATACTGTGGGGGCGTAAACAACGATAACCAAATATGTAGTCATAACTTTATAGAGCTTGCAAATGGTTCAAATAGCGATATTAATCTAAATGGTTTAATGTTGTTATATACAGATGGTACTCTATACGGTAATGGTCACAATGGTTTTAAGTGGAAGACGCTTAAACTTGATGGTATTATAAAAGCTGGTTCTACATATTTGATACGTGGGTAGAGATGTAACACAACTAAGAGTTCGTTCATAGATGTTAATACATACGATCAGATATGGATGGATGGAGATAATCCAATTGGGTTTAGTCAAGACGCTTCAAGCTTCTACTTATGTGTTGGTGATATTGATAACAACTGGGTATATGATCAGCAAGGTAATCCTCTTGATAAAGGAGAATTAAAGTCTCCATGGAATAAGAACTTCACATATCAAGGCTATATTGATAGCTGTGGATTTGGTTCAGGTTCTGTATATGAAGGCGATGCTACATTCCAGGTTAACAGTACAGATAATGCTAAAGATTGTGTATATGTAAGATGGTTTATGCTTGAACCTTCTAAACAAGGTAATAAGGCATATGGTGCAAGAAAGACTAAGTCTTTATGGACATATATAAATATGAATACATAGACATAGTTTGCTGGTAATGTTCCAATGTATTACTATCCAGATAGTCTTAAATAGAAGTTTACTCCAAAAGCTTCATGGGAAGGTAAGAACTTCTTTACTAATAAGACATCGTTTGATCCATTTAAACCTAATTGTGTTAGATGTACATTCGGTATACATGCTACAGCTGGAGATACTAATAAAGCATCAAGGTGTTTTAATTGGGTATCAGTTGGTAATTATGACGAGTATCTTAGATATAGGAAAGTTGGTCAGACTGACTGGACTATAGTTAGATCTATAACGCAAGGCGATAAGAATAACACAGCAGCTATAAATAAGTTTATAGATCATTATAAGAGACTCAGATGGAGAACTCCAAGTGGTATGTGGGTAACAACTCATAAGGTTGTTCTAAGCAATACATTTGAAGCTGGCGAATATGAATATCAAGTATGTAGATTTACAGACGAATCATATAAGAGTAAGATCTATAAAACAAATGTAGCAAGCAATTCTGATGTTGCTGCTAATGGATTTACTTTTATACAAGAGACTGATCAATAGGGATTTAGTTGGTTAGACTATAGGCCTTGGTTTAGATCTGCTGGTATAATGGCTAAAGAGAACTTTGATTTCTTGATTAATACTGGAGATATTGCACAGAGCGGTAATAGAGAGAATGAGTGGATTGATTACTACGAAGCTCTTGATACGTTTATTCCAAATAAGACAGAGATGTTTACTATAGGTAACAATGACTTATGTAGCGAACAACCAACTCTTCTTACAGACGGAGAAGACGCTACCTCTAAGTTCAATCATATCAATGTATTGAGATACTTTACATTTGAGCTTGATCCAGACTTTGATTACAACTTTACTTGGAATGGAGGTACATATCCTTTATACTCTTTGTACTATTATACATATGGAGACTTTAGTTTTGTATGTTTAAATTCAGAAACAGCAGAAGCTTCAAGTAAGACATATAATAATGGTATAGCAGATGCGTCGTTTGCACAAGCTGCTAACCAGAGTATAGAGACTTGGTTTGAAACTCTTATGAATTCAGGTAAGCTTGTTAAGAAGCCATTCGTATATATGCACGAGATGCCATTTACAATGGTTACTTGGTAGTTTATGAAAGGTAGTGCTGGTAGAGAAGGTTCTCATCTTAATACGCATAATACAGCTGGTAAATATAGATTCTCAAGACTGTTTAAGAAGCATGGTATAAAGATGGTATTTGGTGGTCATAAGCATACTTATACATTAAGTAAGCCTATATATGACGCACCAGAGAATTATATTACATCTGAAAATAAAGTTAATCCTGCTGTAGATATAATGGGAGATGTTGATGATACTTTATCAAGACGTCCAGTAATTCAGGTTACAAGACAACAAGATATTGACCCGTCTAACAACTTTGCAAGATATGAGCTTGTAGATACAATTACAGCTCCTACATATGTCATGTCTTAGGCTACTGGTTATAAACTTGTTTCTAACAAAGAACAGCCTTCTGGAGATGAATACTTAATACCTTGGCTTATGTCTTACTTCAAGGCAGCATCAAATGCCACTGCTCCTAATGAGAATAGAAAGCAACATTATCCTATGTATATAAAGTATAAAGTTACAAACAACTCTGTAGTTGTTGAGGCTAAATAGATACATGGTGTGTGGGATGTTAATGAAGATAAGAACACTGCTAAGTGGGATCCAAATAAATAGATCCCTAATCTAACTACTGTTAGTATGACTTGCGAACCTACTTCTGAAGCTGATAAACAAGCATATAATATAACAAGTACAGAAACATATACAATAACTCTTTAATCTTTTAATAATGAATAACTTAAAGAAATTTAATACCGATCGTAGCAAATGGGAGATCTTGATGAGTAGTGATGCCAAAGGCGTATCGCTATCTAACCCAAAGATGTTGAAAGCTAATGAGTCGGTAATCTCGGTAGATACCGCTATTGAAAGATTAAAAGATGATCTTTCTGTAGCACAAGGAAATATATCCTGGCTTGCACTTCATGGTGGAGGCGGATCTGGTGGTGGTGGAGGTACAGTACCATCAGGCGAAGAATTATCAGTAACAATCAAGGTTAATAACAAAGAATCAAATTCAACCATCAATATGGGAGAGGATGGCTTGCAGGTTAACATAGAAGGTATATCTGTTAAGTATAATAAACCTTGGGAAATATCAGCTTATGTTGGTAGTACTAAGGTGTATGTTACATCAGTAAATGCTTCTAATAGTGTATTCTTTATACCTTATACAAATATAGCCAGATCACTTAATAATCACACTGGTAGACTTGTAGTTTCAGCATCTTATAATGATGATAGTAACGGTGTGTATGGACAAGGTCAATGGAGTGGTTCTGTTATTGATAATAATATTGTACTAAAATGTGAAGACGTTGCTGCCTCATTAACAGCTCTTAACACTTCATTTATCAAACTACAATATAGTGTTGGTACTATTGGTCAATATACATTAGACTTAAAGGTACAAGGTTCTAGTAACACAATTTAGAAGTCTTATGATCTAAGTGTAGCTTCTACTAATCAGTAGACAAACTCTATAGAGTTATCAGATTTGTTTACAGAAGACGCAAAATGGATTGATGTATATACAGTTACACAAACACTTACAAACAAACAAGATTAGAATATAACTAAAACTATCAAATCTTCATTAACTCTTGTATCAAATAACATTATGATTTCAACTAATGTTATGAGTAAGGATTAGAATAATCCAGTAGATGTTAATATGGATGGTAGTTTATATCTTGAGTTTACCCCATATGTATCATAGTTGACGTCATTTAATTATGATGTATTTATTGATGACACTCAAGTTAGATCTAATCAGCCAGGTATATTTGCACAAACAGTTAAAGACTATATATCTGTATCGAATAAAGACTTTGCTGTAAAGGATAAAGTGTCTAAGGTTAGAGTTGTAGTTAAAGCTGGTGATAAAACGGCAGAAGCTGTATATTATGTAAAGTTTATTAAGTCAAAGGTTAACTATATCAATGATACATTTAATATGTACAATAACTGTATCTTTGATATGACCGCAAGAAACTTTAACCAAGGTACATATGAATTTCCATATAGTAACTCTTTATATAAGCTTAAATCAAAAGTAGCTAAGTCTAATATGTCAACAGTTAAGCAAAATGTTAGATCTGCTATTAGCGTTAAAGATACTGGAGAGTTCTATTATAGAGTAAGTAATGGAGCTACTGGTATTATCAACAAGTTTAAGCTTGATAATTCAGATTATAAGTTTGATGATTTACTATCATCTTTAGGTGATGTATATACTATATGTCTACATTATCATGCTGATTATCATCCAGATGATAATAGAACGATATTGTTCTCGGGTGATGTTTCTGTAGCTGATAATAACTTAGGTGATATTACAAACGGTATATCAATAGACGTACATGGTTTGTATATTGATAACCAAAGAGTACTTGAGCTTGAGGATAATATTGATAATGATATTGCTATAGTTTGCTATTCATAGTTAGTTGATGGTAATATAGAATATATTGTTAAAGTATATCTTGATGGTGTAGTATCAGCTGTACGTAAGTTATCAACCAGAATAAAAATGGGCGACAGCTTATATGTAGGTTGTAGGAGATACATTAAAGGAGGTAAAGAGTACTTAATAAATAAGTGTGATACTAATATATATAATATTAGAATTTACACAGAAGCTCTTAATGAGTTTGATATAATGTGTCAGCATATAAATAATATTATAGCTACAAATTATGTTAACAGTGCTCCTAACTATGGTAGAATTGATGCAGAGTTAAAAAAGAACTTCTGTTCAAGAGACGCAGATGGTAATATTAAGTCTTTGCTATATAATCAAGATGCATAGCAGTATACCATAGACTTCTTACTCGATTCTAACAATAGACTTGATGTAAATAAGCTTACTGAGAATGCAAAAGAGATTGGTGTTCCAATTATGCTTATTGATGTTAGCAACGACTCTTCTTGGTCATTTAACTCATTTGTTAAACAACAGTCTTCATCTTCTGTAACATTACCAGAAACTGAAAATAAGGTTGTTCAATACTGGGACCCAATTGGTATTAGTAACGATGGTTCAAATACAGATAATTCTGTAAAGACTATTAAGAATGCTACTATAAGTCTTCAAGGTACATCTACTCTTAAAGACTCAGTAAAGAACTTAAATATTACACTGCCAACTGGTACTATATTCACTCCTAAGTCAACATGGATACCAGAATAGACGTATACACTTAAGGCTGATATTGTAGATAGTTCTCATGCGAATAACGCTGCTATTGGTTCATTTATAAATACTGAACTTGGTAAGAAGGATAATCCTTACTTCCCATTTGATCCTGCAGCTTTAAAGAACGTGTACGATTCTCCTTATGTTAAAACACAACAGCCTACAGCTACTCTTAAACATACAGTTGAAGGTTTCCCTGTGTTTGTTATCATAAAGTTCTATACAGACGCTCAGAATACATTATCTGTTACGCCGTTAGGTGTATACTCATTCAATATTGGTCGTGACGCTCATAGAAACTTAGGTTTTAAGTAGGTTAAGTCAATAAAGAATGCTACAGACCATAATCCTGTTCAGGTTACAACATTCCCATTCTATGCTGACAATGTAGAGGTAGATGAAACGTTTGATCAAGATAAATCAGCCTGGATTGAGATTAAAGATACTAACTCTCTTGTAGGATTTGAAAGAATAACAAATAGTCTTCCAGAAGATCTTGATACAAGTAAAGGTGACTTCTGGTAGAATGATGATAACATTCTAAATCAGAAGTATGAGGTTAGATTCCCAAGTGGTAAAAGAACTTCAGACTATCCAGGATTTAAAGAGTTTGTATCAAACATCATGAAGCTTCCTATTGAGGGTTGTTATTCAAGTGATGTTAACGGATCTAATACAATTCCTATGATCTCTGGTTCTTATGATCAGTATACAGTTGATTCAAGTGGTAATTATAGTAAATTAAATAGAAAGCAATAGATTATAGTTGATCCTAATAGTATTAGTGATAATATGGGATTTAGTGTAGATAGTGCTTTCAAATACTTTATTATATGTAACTACTTTGGTCTTGTTGATAACTTTGGTAAGAACTCAACATATAGAACATGGGACGGATCTACATTCTATGTAGACTTCTATGACCTTGATACTGCTAATGGTAGCGATAACCAAGGTGAGCTTAAGATTGATCCAGATGTATGGATTAAGTATATAACAAACCAAGCTACATCTGAGAATGCTACACAAGGTATGAAATATGTAGCTGAAACGTTTAACCATGATAAGGGTTTGTCTAAAACTACAGTATCTGCAAATACTAATAAACTGTGGCTTTCTCTTGACACTCCATTTACAAAAGCAAAGTGGAGAGATGGTCAAGATACTGTAAACTCTATATATGCTCAGTATTGGTATGAATTTAGAAGCTTTACTGAAGCTTTAGCAAATGCTAATGGTTATGATACATTTATGAATTACTTTACAGATAAGTACTTTGTAAAACAAACAGAGCTTTGCGGATCTCTTATATTTAACTATGACTACAAGCTTAAGTATATGCTTCAGTTTACAAGTAATATCATTACAAATGCTAAGGATATTGTAAAGCTTCATGGTCGTAAAGTAGCTCATAATAGAACATGGCTTAAGAAGCACGTTGTATTCTTAGATAGTTTATTCAGATGGAGAGACATGTCTAAGAGGCAAGCAGCTATGACATTTAAGAATAACACTGATGTTACAGTTAATGCCACTGTTGCTGGTACTTAGGTTGATGCTTTACCAGTAACATCTAACTGTCCAGTTATATCAAGAATAGCTGTTGGTGATACTGTTCAAGCGTTCTACTTCTTACCAAATAATACAAAGACTTATGTTAATGTTGGTAATATGCAGCAAGGTGGTCCTTATACTTGGACTATTAATAACTCTAATTCAATTATAGAACTTGGAGATAAATTGACTCCATTATACAATATGAAGATTAGCTCTATTGCTAAATCTATAAATGAGTTAAATATTGATCCTCTTGGTTTGCCTGCTATACATACTATAGATATGCATAACAATAAGTACTTTAGTGGTCAGTTTAGTCTTGATGTATTTAGACAAGCAAGTGTATCAGAGGTTAGAACTATAAACTTTGCAAACACTGCATGTGCTGTTAGTGGTGATTCATTCTATCTTGATATTGAATAGAATCCTGGTACTACTAATGCTAAGACTAAGTTTACAAAGTTAACTGATATTGATATATCTGGTAGTAATTGTATTACTAATATATTCATACCAACAAATGTACCTTTGTAGAGTCTTAATATTACAAATAGTAATATTATTGACTTAAGGCTTATACATCAACAGTATCTTCCAGATGTAGATCTTTCTGGTTGTAATAACTTAAGCTCTGTATATATAGAAGATTGTAATACTATTAAAACGTTAAATCTTACTGGGTATGCAAACCTGAGAAGTATAAAGATTACTCATTGTGAAAACTTATAGAGTCTTGTTGTTGATAGCAACTTTAACCTTAAAATTGTAGATATTGAGAACTGTCCTAATTTGTCAGATGTAAAAATTACAAATAATACATAGTTAATTGGAGGTCGTGAGGATAACTTTGTTACATTATCAGACTTAAATAGTTTAACAAATATTAATTTGTCTGGTAATAATAATCTAAAGACTGCTAATATTAACAATTGTAATCAATAGAATATACTTAAGTTATATTTAAGTAATACGCAGATTAGCAACTTTAACAATAATCAACTTCTCGATCTATCTGCATTTTCAAGTATACAAGAATTTAATATACAGTATAACACTGGTGTTAAAGAGATACAATTCTCTACAGATGTTAATAAACCTGCATATATAACCAATACTTTTGAAAAGTGTGATAATCTATTAAGAGTGTATGGTAATATAATTGTTAAGTGTAATAGATGTTTTAGTAGGTTATCTAAATTCTCTATACATGGAACTACAAGTACTGTTAACTTCCAAGGTAAGAATGTACAAGCTATATCAGATAATACACATGTTGTAAAACTTCCAAGCGAAGTGCTTACAAACAACGCTATACCTGATGATAACTTTGTTATGCCTATAAATGTATCAAGTAAGTAGACAAATATTACATTCCAAGATGTAGATAATGCATCATCAATGTATGCTAGTACAGCGTGTACTTTGTTTGATATATATTATACAATGTAGAATTTAGGATCGCTTAAGAATCTTGACACAATGTTCTACTTTGTATAGAATGCAAAGTTTTAGAAGACAAGTCAAGCTGATAACTCTCCTAATAGATATATGTTTAAACTTGCTAAAGGCGTTACATCTTTGCATGATACATTTACTGGATGTTGGGGTAACAGCGCTGTGTTATATTCTCCACACTTTGTAGGAGATGACGTTACTGTAGATGATGGTTTGTTTAGCCCATTGATAGATTCACTTGTTGATGTAAGTGATATTTTTACTGGACCAACAACTGGAGTATTTGATAGATTCTTATTTAGACATAGTTCTAAGGATTATAAGATAAGTAAAGTTGAATATTTATTAAGCACTACAAATAATGTAATTGTAAGTAATACAAACACACTTAATACATCTGATGTATTCAATACGGCTACAAAAGAAAACCTTGATGAATCATTTAAAGCTAATGCGTCTTTATATGGAAATCTTAAAGACTTCTTTAAGAATTTAACAAGTCTTAGTAATATAAATAGATTTGTCAATGCTAATTATATAGACTATGATACAGTAAATATAACAACAAACGTTTCTTCAGTTTCTATATCGTTTACAGCTAAATATGGTCACGGTACAATTGATTTTACAAGAATATTTAAGAATCCTCAATACGTTACAAGAATAAACGGTTTCTTATCTTCTGAAAAGTTAAACGGTGGTGTTACATTTAATATAAACAACGACTCATTTAAAGACTTTGTAAATCTTACATCAATAGATTGTATAGATAACAATTACAGTTAGAGTACATTTGGCACTGGTTGCACTAAAGTTATTAGTGGTCAATTCCCATATGATATATTTAAGAATTGTCCTAAACTTTAGAACTGTTGTGGATTCTTTGCATATACAATAATGCCTAATTAGATAAATGGTAACCACGTAGAGCTTCCGGGCTCATTATTCTTAAACAACACAAAGCTTAATAATGTTGTTGGATTGTTTAGAGATGTCAAGTTTACATACAAGTTAACGTCTAATGGATTTGCTAATTGTCCTAATCTTTAGTATGCTAATGGTATATTCTCAAACTCATCATACTCTGAAAGTAATTAGAGTTATATACCATATAGATTATTCTATCACGGTAGTAGAACAATAAGTAATACTTATTATGGTATACAAGATGGAACATTAACTACTGATTCTGAGTATAGGGATAATAAAAAAGTTATCATATATAATATAGTAAGAGATGATGGTAGTGAAGTTAAGATGGAGAATACTAACAATGTAGCTAAGTGGTTTAGTAAGAATGCTGGTAATTGGGAAGAAGTAACTAATCCAGAAGGTGTTTTATACTTTAAACAAGTTGTATCTACTGAAGCTCCAAATACATCAATATTAGGTTTATAGAATGCATTTGCAAATAGTAGAATAGAGCCATATATAAACAATGATCCAGAGTTGATACATAACGAGAATTATAATCCATTTAAGTTTATATACAAAGGCGGTATTATTTCTACTAATACAAGCTATAATAATATTGATGAAACTATAATGTGGTCTTATGATGGTGTAACTACTAAAGATAATAAACATAATGGTGATTACGAGCATGATCCTAATACAATATTAGTATCAATAGGACAAGGTGGAAATGTTGTTAATGGTAGCTTAAACTTCTGTTGTGCTCCAGACTTATTTAGGTATTGTAATGGTAATTGTAATATTACAAGTATATTTAATAACTGTGGTCCACAATGGCCACATTACAACGAATCTGGTCTTAGAGGTAGAATACCAGATATGTTATTACTTCCATTTAAGAACTTTAAGAAAGACTTATCAAACATGTTTAATACATGTTCAAGTTTAACAAGGGTTTCAAAGAGTAGCAGTAGTAGTGATGTATATGTAATCCCACCACACTTCTTTGAATACGCTCCTAATATAACATCATTGAATGGTACGTTTGCAAATACTTCTGTATATCCAAATCAGGTATTTACAGCATTTAATTATATATCAAATAATACACTCGGAAATATTAGTAGAGTATTTGCTATGGTTAAAGCTCCAGAGAGTACGGCTGCTAATCCAGTAGTGTTTAATTCTGTGTTCCAGAAGTTTACAAACTTAACAGATATAAATAGTGCATTTGTTTAGGATTATGTAAATTATGCCAATTAGGGATACTTTAAGTTCATATCAGTATTCCCATCTAATAGATATACAAGCGCATCACAGTATTCTCGTAATTAGAGATTTAGTAATGTGTTCGCAGGATATAGTAATGCTTGTGTAGTACATGAGAATCCTAAGACATTGATTAATAATAATATAACAAATAATTATAAAACCGTATAATGGATGCGGGATTAAATTAATATAATAATATGAATACAGCAAAATTAGTTAATTCCGCACTCACAGGCGGCGGTTTAATATATCCAGAAAATCTTAATGTTGTTATTGGTAGTGAAGACCATGGGTATCCAAAAGGTTATGTACTAGACGCTAATGCAACAGCTAGTTTAACACCTTCTTCTAATGGAGGTAACAATAATGAATAGTAGACATCATCCCCTATAAATAGTGGATCTGCTATTAATTCATTAATAATGAGCGCTACCAACAATGTAGCTACACAAAATGGAGCTATAGCACTTGGTATTAATTCTAGAGCTGAGAACGTTTCAGCTATAGCTATAGGTAGAGGTGCAAGAGCTATTGGAAAACAATCAATTTCGTCTGGATCAATATGGTATAGAATTACTATAAATGGTTAGTATCAGCCTGGATCTAAAAAGTACACAGTTACAGTTTCTCCAAGTGACGTTGTAACATATATACCAAGTTTTACGAGTATTTATTCATTGGGACAAGATGTTGATTCATCTAAATATTTATGTTAGATAGTTAAATCTGAAAAACTAGATGTAAATAAATTTTCTATAGAAGTTGATAAATCTATTAATGAGAATTCAGTTCTAGAAAACGGAACAGTTTTTAGATTTGTTATAGGATGTGCAGTTGGAGAAAATTGTGTAGCATTAGGATCTTCTAATGTTAACGGTTTTAATTCTTTTGGATGTGGTGCAAACACTGTTGTAAATGGTAGATCTTCTGGGTCTTTTGGTATTGAAAATTTAGTGTCCGGTGATTATAATTTTGTTTCTGGAGGAAGACATAAAGTTAACGGCAATGGCTGCATTGTTAGTGGTACATATAATAATGTTAAAGGAGATGATAGTTCAAACTTTGGAGATTTTGGAATAATTACAGCTAATCAATCATTAGTTGAAGGCGGATATTGTTAGGCAACTAATAGAAAAGTTCACGCTGAAGGTAACTTCACAGCAGGTACTGGATATTCTTCACACGTAGAAGGAGGATGGTAGATATGTGTACTATCTCTTACTGGTAGTAATTCTACTTATGAGATTGTAAATTTTGTTGATAATAACGATAAGCTGGATATACAATATCTTAAAAACATAAAAAATTGCGTAATTCGTTATTATCCAACTCATAATTATAATGATTATTATGACCAAAAAATAGTTTTAATTACATCTATAGAAGAAAGCGGTTCAAAACTAATCTTAAAAACAAGCTCTCCACTTGAGGCTCAATTCCCAGGTTAGACCTCCATAACAAATACGCAATATGCAGTACCACTTGCCATCTCTATAGGTACTGCATCTCATTCTGAAAACTGCAGTTAGTCCATCGGTGTTTTATCCCATTCTGAAGGTTTTAGAACAATCGCAACAAATTATGCAGAACACGCTGAAGGTGTATATAATTTGCCAACACAAAACGACGATGTTAGTAAAGCAACTATTCATACAATAGGTATTGGCCAGGCTGGCAATAGAATGAACTCCGAAGAGACTAAACGTAATGGTGATAAATATATATTAAACATAGGTGGTTATGATGGTAAAAACTCTGATAACTCTAAATCACTATAGCAAGTTATCTCTGATATAGAAACAGCAGTATCTTTAAATAGTAATGGTCCTTGGGATGTAGATATAACATCTGAATTTGTTAATGGTAATGTTACTATTAAACCGCTATCAATGTGGTCTATAAGTCAAAATGTAAAGCGTGTTTATTTCTTAGCAGATTTAAAGCAGGGTGATGTAATCACTATTCCAGATACTCTTAGAATGTATATTGGTTGGAAGATTTCAGACAATAGATTTGGTATGGCAGATTGGAATGCTGCTGGTAAGAAGTATACAGTCACTACAGATAGTAAGTATGTTGTCTTGTTAGATACACCTACTGCAGATGCACCTGGTGTATAGACTAATACACTGCCATCTTTTGGAAAGGTAATGTTGAGAACATCTAATCCAGAATTTAAATCTACAGCTCAAACTGATGCTAAGAAAGATCATACTAATGATGATAAGGTTATGCGTGGTATAGCTCATCAAGGTTTTCATAAACTTGAAAGAGCTAACTCTTTAGCTGCATTTAGAGCTGCCGCAAAAGAAGGTTGGAGATATGTAGAGACTGATACGTATATGACATCTGATGGTAAGTTTATTGTTAGTCATGATCCATATCTTCCAACTGGTTGGACAAACGGAACAGTTACTACAACTCAAGGTTCTTACAAGTATGAAGAACATACACTTTCTGAAATACTTGCTTTCCATGGTCCTAATAATGAGAAGACTGATACACTTGAAGAGTTCTGCAAGATATGTAAAGAATGCGGTTTGCATCCATACATTGAATTAAAGCAAGATAAAATGGCAGATCCTAATACATTGGATACAACTAATCCTAGATATAGTGATAATGGATATTGTATTAAAATACTTGACATTGTTAATAGATGCGGTTTAAGAGGTAATGCTACTTTTATAGCATCTATACCTTATACGCTTTTACTTATGGCACGTGTAGATCAAAGTTATAGATATGGTATTGTTTATTTTGGACAGCTTAAAAATTCTGATGCAGCATGGGTTGCTGTTTTAAGTGAGATAGATGAATATAATAGTGATGCGGTAGCATCAAAAGCATATTTATTCTTAGATGCAAATATTAACAATCTAAAAGTTGCTGACGCTGATGCGGTTGATAATCTTGTTTAGAAAAACTGCGCCCTTGAAGTATGGACAGCTACTACTAAAGATGATCTCGATAACTTAGATCCGTATGTAACTGGTGTTACAAGTGACAATATACATGCAGGTGAAATATTAGCTAAGAAGATTTAATAATGTTTGATATACAAGGTGGTAAGATAAAGCTTAGCACTTAGGATTTAGCCATACCCCCATTTAAGGAGTATTATAATAATGCTGAAGATAAATCTTAGGCGCTAAAAGAGATTGAATATATCATTTGGCTATATAAATGGAATAGTCCATACGAGGCTTATCCAGAGAAAGAAAGACAATCTGTTGTAGGCAAAGATATGTTCAATGATGATAAATATAAACCTACTGCCGAAATGATGATATTAGCAAAAAGGTTTCAGGAGTTTCAATAGACTCCTGGAACCAGACTGCTTTCATCTTCATAGTCAGCAGCAGAGGGATTGATTGAAACTCTGAATTAGTATTCAGAAGGTAGTATGGATATAGACACAGCACTTAAAATAACACGAATACTTAAAGATGTTAGTGGAGTAGTTAAATCATTAGATATAGCTATGAAGCAAGCTAAAGCAGAACAGCTTGAATCTGGTAAGGTTAAAGGTGGTGGTGTTATCGGTCTATATGAAACAGTTAAATAATTATGGTTGACTTTAATAAGAAGGTTTATAATAGTGATAAATTTAGATAGGCAGCTATATTTTTTAAAGAGCACGGTGCTTATACATTAGCTCCTCCAGGAACTACTGATTATATAAAGTACTGGGATGAAGAAACTAATAGATGTCTATATGGATATGTTGCTCCTGACGGTGATGCTATAAGTGGATATAATTACTTTTATCTTAACTATAGCCCAATTATGAAACTTAGTGAGGTTGAGTATACAGATAGATATGGTAATAAACGTACAAGACGTGAACGTATATTAGAGTTTCCAAACTTCTGGGATTATGACTACTATTACTTTAACGCCATAGAAGAAGCTGAAACTGAAGGTAAGCATTTAGTTGTGCTTAAGTCAAGACAGCGTGGATACTCATTTAAAGGAGCGTCTATGTTAGTACGTAATTATGAGTTAATACCTGGATCTAAAAGTTTTGCTGTGGCTTCAGAATAGAAGTTCTTGATTGGTGATGGTCTTCTTACTAAAGCTTGGCAAATAATGGATTTTATAGACAAGAATACAGCTTGGTCAAAACAACGTCTTACAAGTACACGTATGGAACGTGTTGCTGGTTTTAAGATTACAGACGAGTTTGGTAAATAGACTGAGCAAGGTTACTTATCAAGCATAACAGGTATCACACTTAAGAATGATCCTGAAAGACTTCGTGGTACTCGTGGCAAACTTGTACTATTTGAAGAGGGTGGCAAGTTCCCTAATCTTGAAACAGCATGGCGAGTTGAACAGCCTGCTGTAGAAACTGACGACGGTGTAGCTTTTGGTCTTTTGATTGCTTTTGGTACTGGTGGTACTGAAGGTGGTGCATTTGATGGTCTTAAGAATTTATTCTATAAACCAGAAGCGTTTAACTGTTTGGCTTTTCCGAACATTTGGGATGATGGTCAAGAGTAGACTAAATGCGGATTCTTTGTTCCATCATGGTCTAATATGGAGTCTACTGACGACAATGGTAAGTAGAAGTTCATGGATTAGTATGGTAACAGTATTAAAGAGAAAGCTATAGAAGAACTTATTGCTCAAAGAAACAAAGTAAAAGATGGTGGTGCATCTTAGACTTCTATTGATAGATTTATATCAGAGCGTCCATTAAAGCCATAGGAAGCTGTATTGGAGCTTGGTAAAAACATCTTCCCAAGATAGTTGTTAATGAATCAATTAACACGTATTAGAACTAATGAAAAGCTACGAAATATGAAACACGTAGTAGATTTAGCTTGGGATGGAGAAGGGTAGGTTAAAGCTACTGAGAAGAAGTCTGGTGATATAACAACATATCATTTGAAGAAAGATGATAAACCGCACGGTTCAATCGTAATATGGGAATACCCAATTAAAGATCCTCCATTTGGATTATATATAGGAGGATGTTTAACGCCAGGCGAAAAAGTGTGTACACAAAGAGGCTTAGTAAATGTAGAAGATGTAACTCTTGATGATAAACTTATAAATAAAGATGGCGAGTTTGTTGATATACGTAATCTATAGCGTTATGATAAAGAAAATGAAGATATATACACTATCAGAACAGCCAACTCTTATAGAACTACAACATTTACAAGAGAGCATCCAATATTATGCTCACCGACATTAAATGGAGAATATGATTTTGTAAAAGCAAAAGATATTCAAGTTGGATATTATTGCAAATTTCCAAATGTATATTATAACACAAATAATAAATGCGAAGATGCTCCAATAAATTCTGATTAGTTTTGGTGGTTTGTTGGGTTATGGTTAGGTGATGGTTGGTGCGATAGTAAAAAGCATTCTGTTTCCATCGTATTCGATATAAATCAAAAATTTTATTTTGATAAGTGTTATAATTTTATACAAAATGAATTAGGTATAGTTCCGTATTATAGGGTAAGAGGAAATACTATAGAACTAAACTTTACATCTAAAAAGGTATAGCAATGGTTAAGTAATACGTTTGGTAATAGTTGTTATAATAAATCAATACCAGATAGAATTAAAAGAATAAATGATATATATAAATTAAATATAATATCTGGCTATCTGGCTTCTGATGGATGTGTTTATAATAGAAATAATACCTCAACTATTGAGTTTGTAAGTGTAAATTTAAACTTATTAGAAGATATTTAGGATTTATTATTTGCACTTAAAATAATAAACGGAATATCTAAACTAAGAGATAGTAAATAGTCTACAATATGTGGAAGAGTTGTAAATTAGAAAAAGACATATCGTGTAAGAATCGCACAATCTGGATCTATTTATTTAAAACGTTTATTTGATAAATATTGTATAGAAGATACAGTTAAGGCTAATAAAATAATAGATAGATAGTTATCAAATCATTCAAATAAACAAATGGTTTTTGATGACGAATTTAGATATATAATTTGCAAAATAAAATAGATAGATATTAGCAAGTATACTGGTATTGTGTATAATTTTGAATGTGATACTCATACTTTCTTATGTAGAAATATAATGACTCACAATTGCGACCCTTACGATCACGATGAGTCTTTTACAAACTCTTTGGGATCAACATTTATATTTAAACGTGTCAAAGCTGGAGAAGCTTGGAACGACGTTATTGTAGCAGAATATTCAGGACGACCTGATACTGCTGAAGAGTACTATGAAAATGTACGAAAGCTTTTAATCTTTTATAATGCGAGATTGTTATTTGAGAATGAACGTAAAGGTATTTATCCTTACTTTACAAATAAGCATTGTGATTATTTATTGGCTGATTAGCCAGATAAGATAATTTCCGAGGTGTTTAAAGATTCAAAAGTACAAAGAAGAAAAGGATGTCATATGACTAAGTCTATTAGGGCTTATGGAGAAGGATTAATACTTGAATGGCTTATGGATGAATTTGAGCCAGGACATCCTAATATAGAAAGAATATATAGCGAACCTTTAATAGAGGAACTTATAGAGAATGATGGCGTAAAGAACGTAGATAGAGTCATAGCATTATGTATGACTATGATGTATAGGGAAGAACTCTATTAGGTAAAGGTAGCTAAAAGTAAAGAAGAAAACAAATAGGTTGAACTCTTTGAAATGCCATTGTTTGGCCAATCTTGGTGGAATGATGAGTAGCAGCAAGACGATATACCTGTATATACATTTTAACAATGATAGGAGTAAAAGATAATTTATATAGTGCCGCATTTCCATAGCAGAAGCTCCCGCTAACTAAGAAAGACGAAAAGTGGTAGCATGACTGTGTGGATTATATAATAGGTGAAGGCAATGTTACTTCTGGCGGCGGTAGGCGTGATACGCAGCATGGCGAGATGTAGACCTATTACAACTTATATAACAGTATCTTTGACGAGAAAGACTTTAAGCGCATAACAAATCCATTTAAGGTAGATGATGGTTTTCCTGCTACCCCTTAGGACTTTAATATTATTAGACCTAAGATTGATTTGCTTATAGGTGAGGAGACTAAAAGACCATTAAACTTTAGAGTTGTTCGCACATCTCAAGAAGCTGTATCAGAACTACAAGATAAGGAGAAAGAAATGCTTATGTAGTATATGATGGCAGCTATACAATCTAAGATGGGTCCAGAAGAACAACAATAGTTTTAGCAATAGTTACAGAGTGGTGAGATTATGCCACCAGAAGCTATAGCTAAGTATATGGATAAAGAGTACAAAGATGTTGTAGAGAATACCGCTTATCATACACTTGAATACCTTAAGGAAAGACTTTCATTACATAATGAGTTTATAAAAGGTTGGAAAGATGGTTTGATTAGTGGAACTGAAGTATACTACGTAGGTGTTCAAAATGGAGAACCTTACGCAGAGCGTGTAAATCCTATGGACTTTGATTATGACAAATGTCCAGACTTGGAATTTATAGAAGACGGTTCTTGGTGTGTTCGTAAGATGAGATTGCCAGTAGCTGAGATATATGATAGATATAATGATAAGATGGATGAGAAAGATCTTAATAGACTTAATGAAATCTTATCAGGAACACCTATTGGTGATATGCCAGAAAGAGGACCAGTTGATGATTTTAATCATATAACAATGCGTATATATGATAAGGATGGTTTTTCATTTTAGAATAAACATTCTATTAATGTATGGCATGTATGCTGGAAATCATTTAAGAAAATATTCTATGTTACAGTTCTTGATGAAGCTGGAGAGCCTTAGGTTACAATATGTGATGAAACATACAAGCCTGTAGGTACTGAGGTTTCTATAGAACCAGATTGGATTATAGAGGTATGGGAAGGATATAGAGCTGGTTCTGATTTATATTTCGGAATACAGCCACTTGAATACTAGCATGTAAGTATTGATAATCCAAATTCGCAAAAGCTCCCATATTGTGGTTGTGTATATAGCGCAACAAACAGTAGGCCAAGGTCTTTAGTTAGCATACTAAAACCATTACAATATATGTATATTGTGCTGTGGTATCGGCTGGAGCTTGCAATAGCAAGAGACAAGGGAAAGGTGATCAATATGGATATTACTTAGATTCCTAAGTCTATGAATATTACACCTGATAGGTGGATGCATTATCTATCTTCTGTAGGTGTTAACTTTATTAATCCTTATGAAGAGGGTTGGAATGTACCTGGTCGTGAAGGTGGTAAGCCTGCTACATTTAACCAGATCACTTCTCTTGATCTAACAATGTCTTAGGTTATATCAGAGTACATATAGTTAATGGATAAGATAGAACTATTAGCTGGTACTATATCTGGTATTACTCAATAGAGAGAAGGTTCTATTAGTACATCAGAACTTGTTGGTAATGTTGAGAGATCTGTAACTCAGTCGTCTCATATTACAGAGCCTTTGTTCTGGGTTCATAATCAGTGTAAGAGGCACGTAATGACTATGCTTCTTAACACTGCTAAAGGAGCTTGGGAAGGTACTGGTAAACAAAAGCTTTCATATGTATTTGATAATGGCGAAAGAGCATTCTTAGATATAGCCAAGAGGTTCTATTATGAAGATATGGATGTATTTGTAAGTGATGCTTCTAAAGATATGGAAAATATACAGAAGTTACAACAGCTTATTCAGCCAGCTATGCAGAATGGTGCAAGCTTGCTCGAAGCAGCTGAGATCCTTACAAATGATAACTTCAATATACTTAAGCAGAAACTTAAGGATATGTAGACTCGTCAAGAGCAAATGCAACAGCAGCAGCAAGAAGCTGAGGCTCAATAGCAACAGCAATTGCAGCAAATGCAGAATGAAGCTAAGCAGCAAGAGCTTATGCTTGAGGAAGCTAAGATGGATCTTGAGCGTTATAAGATTGATGCTGATAATCAGACTAAGATTGCAGTAGCTGAAATTAGTGCATATCGTGGTACTGAGGATAAGGATGCTAACATGAATGGTATACCTGATCCTATGGAGATTGCAAAGGATGCTACAGAGCAACGTAAGATTGATCAGGAGGCTTATTTAAAGCGCTATGAGGCGCGTTAGAAGCGTGAGATAGAAGATGCTAAGATAAGCTTAGAAAAGAAGCGTATGGACCACGAAATGGCCTTACAGAAGCAAAAGGATGATGCAGCGCTTTAGAGGGAAAAGATTAAGGCTTCTACAGCTTTAAAGAATAAAGTAACTGGTGAGAATTAATGCTTATGAAACCAATCAAACAACCAAGTAGCAAATAGCCTAACAAGTTTTAGGCTTTTGCTAATAAGCTTGGACCTCTTGTTTATAATGGTCTTATTAAGAGAGGTTATACAAAGAGGTCTACATATGATAATGTGATGAGCCAGTTGGCTTTTGAAAGTACTTACGGAACAAGTCCTTTAGCATTAAGAGCTCACAACTATGGTGGTTATGGCTACAATGGTAAAGATTATAATGTATATAAAAATGATGCTGCTTTTATAGACGCTTATCTAAACGATATGGCTGGCAAATATAAGAAGGCTTTAAACGCTGATACTGTAGCAGATTATGCTAAAGAGCTTAAACGTATAGGTTATTTTGAAGCTCCTCTTGATCAGTATACAAAGAATCTTATTGGTATGCAATCTGTTAGAAAAGCTGCAGCTGTTCACTATGGTTAGCCAATAGTTTAGCAGAAACCCGCTTTAATGGCCGTGTAGCTGCCTAAATCATTTGTACCTTAGGAAACGGCTTAGACTATAGAAGAAAGCGCTTAGAACGCATTTAAATAGCCTGTACTACCTCCTGTTGGTAGAGGCCCAGAACCAGAAATTGAAGTTCCGCAAGAATAGACTAGCCCTTTTATATTTTAGCACTCCATTGATCTTCCTCCAATAGAATAGACTATGGGTGCTTTATTAAATGATTAGCCAATTATTAATACACCTGGTTTTAAGAATGGAAAGGATGACAATGTCGTTATAGGGTCTGATGGTAATAAATATAATATTGATTGGAATACCTTACAGAGCAATAATGGTTAGTATTATGCTAATGTGTCATCAAACAAAAAATCTGGGAGGTCTAATGTGACTGGTGCATATAAAGATTATGTAAAAACATATAAAACAGAGCCTAATTAGTTATATAGTTTACCAGAATAGTATGTAACTCCTAATTTTGCTGGAACTAAAGAATAGTATTATAAAGCAACTTCTCATAAAAATGCAAAAGATTATTATGATCCAGCATTAACTGTAGATTTTATTAATGCAACTACTCTTGGATTGCCAAATAGATTTAGCGTTTCTTAGAATATTGGAGCTGTTAAAGATTTGTTTAGTAATAAAAGTGTAGGTGATAAAATAAATTCAATTACACTTGGAAACAGTGGTGTTGTTAGTGATGATTTTTATAATAAGCATCCATAGTTATCATCTGCAATAAACATTGCTACTGATGCAATTTCACCATACGCTATTAAAAAGACGCCAGGTGTTATTGATTTTATAGATAGACGTGGAGTACCTATAAAAAATATAGCAAAAAGCGAACCTAATACATTATTAAGAGTAATAGGTGTTGGTGATTCTGGATATAAAGATGCATTGTTAAATGATGTTATTCGAGGAAACATGAATAGAACTCTCGGTAGTGCAAAAACATTACATAGAGTGTCAAAGTCGGCAATGTTGAAAGGTTTAGGAGAAGATGATATAAGAGCTTTGAATTCTAGCTACATAAAAGATAAATAGCAGTTTGATAGAATTAAATCTATTGTAGATGAACCGAGCGTCAATCCTACACAAAAAACAAAACCTGTAATAAAATTATTAAAAAAAGCACCAATATTAGATGATTCGTATGAGCAGTATTTAAAAAGCCAAGAAGACTATAAAAAGTTAGCATAGGATGAAAGTTATAAAGAACTATTAGGCATGATAGATTCTAATAAAGATATGTAGCCTTGGATTGATAGGGCTGTATAGAATAGTGTTGATGGAGTTCCAAAGGGAGATGCTGTTCCAACATTTGCAATTGGTGGTAGTAATGAGAATGTTTTAGAATAGCCAAGGCATACTGTTGGGTTTGTTGGAGATCATGCTATAGTTATAAAAAATGCTGATAAAAATATGCATGTTATGGAAAATACTAGGCATTTTTCATCACATCCTACAACAAAAAGACCAATGAGCCCTCTTGATGAAGATGTTTAGATATATGCTAAACAAGATGGATTGCTTACTGGTAAGAGAAGATTTGTTAAAATTCCAAAATCAAAAATAATCAAAGATTAGGAATCCTACAAAGAAGGTGTAACTCCAAAATTAATGATTAAGAATACAATTGGAATACTCCCCGAATCTATACTTGGATTTAAACCAAACATTATAACTATTCCAAATGAAGGATATAATCATAATGGCAAAGATCGCAATTTATATAAAACCCCAGGTTATAAAGGAGGTAAAGATTCTGATTATTATTCATACATGGATAAGCTTGCATAGCGAATGGCAAACGAATGGAATGTATCAGAAGATTAGGCATTAACATAGATGTTAAATGATAATACCTATAATTATAGAGCGTTCTATGATAATAATAGAAAAATGGCTATTAAAAGTTTATCTGATCCATCTGGAACACACTTTAACGATATAGGTAAAACCATGTATCATCCAACATTTAGTAATGAGTCTATATATTCTGGAAGGATTTCTGATTATAATCCTTTAGGATTAGTAGGAGGGTAGTGGATTGGAGATAACAAATATATTCCAAGTACCGATTAGTTAAATAGGTACTTCAATTATAATAAGACAAGATCATACATGAATAATAATGGAGATCGAAAAGTTAAAATTATAATGCCAAAACATACAAAATAATACGCAGTTATGCGAAAATAATATTTAATTATTAATTAATAATTATGAAGGAAAACAAAGATAACAAACCATCAGCACTTGACACGATGCTTGATAGTATTTATGGTAATGGGGGTGAAACTTCAGAAACCACAGATGTAACAAACATGGGAAGACAAGATAGTGTTGTTGAGGTAGATAATGACAATAAAACTCCAGATGAACCAGCAGGTAATTCTGAGGATGTAAAAGATGGGGATGATTTAACCGTCGGTAATGATAACACGGAAATCCCTGAACATATTTTAAACAACTCTAAAGAAGAGAAAGAAACTAATGATAATCAAGATGATGATAACACTGCTAATGATAATGATAGCGGTGATACTGATCCTTCTGCTGAAGATGTAACAGAGGCTCAGTAGGTTTCTGCTCTATTTGATGCCGTTGGCGAATCTTTAGGGTGGAATATGGCGGATTTTAAAGAAGAAGATAAGCCTGTTACTGTTGAAGAGTTTACTCAGTATCTTGGTAAGGTTGTAGAACACAACTCTGTACCACAGTATGCTGATGAACGTATTGCTCAGCTTGACGAATATGTTAAGAATGGCGGTAAATTTGAGGACTTTTATCAGAAGCAACAGGACACATTATCTTTTGAAAACTTAGATCTAGAGAATGAGGATAACCAAAAGAGCGTAATTAGAGAATTACTTAAATATAACGGTTATTCTGATGAGCAGATTAATAATAAGATTAGTAGATACGAAGATGCTGATATGCTTTATGATGAATCTGAAGATGCACTCGAACGATTGAAGGTTATTCGTGAGAATGAGATTGAAGAGAATCGTAAGTAGCAAGAGGAATACGCTAAGCAGTAGGAAGAGCAGAATAGACAGTTCTTCTAGAGTGTTCAGAGCGATATTAACAATCTGAGCACAATTAGAGGTATTTCTATTCCTAAGGAAGATAGAGCTGCTTTATATGAATATATCTTTAAGGTTGACCAAGATGGCGTATCACAGTATCAGAGAGATTTTAATAAGAATCTTTCAAAGAACCTAATCGAGTCTGCATACTTTACAATGAAGGGTGATTCTTTAGTATCTGGAGCTAAGAGAGATGGTGAAACATCCGCTGCAGAAAAACTTAGAAAAATACTTAGGAACACTTCAAAGAATCACAGCACATATAATACACAACAGAAACAGAAGAGTGCTGCTGAACTAGTAAGTGGTCTATTTTAAGATAAATTAAATTATATAATAACTTATGAATAATACTTTACTTAATGGTCTACAGTTGTACAGAGGTAAGAGATTCTCTGATCTTGTAGACGAAAACATGATTTCTAATGCTTTGCTTACAAAGCCTCATGAGGTTGCTGGTATCTTGTCTCTTGTATTCGGTACAAAGGATGATGGTGTTTCAACTACTATTGATATGATTACTGGTGGTCTTGGTAAGACTATGACTATCGAGAATCGTGAGTATGAATGGGCTGTACAGATCGATCAAGATCACGCAGTTAACATTCGTTATGCTAAGTATAATGGCAAAGTAATTTCAACAACAGATTCAACTACAACTTCTGCTGCTGCTACAACTACCGCTGGTATTGGCAACTCTCCAATCTACCTTGGTCTTGAAGAGCGTTACTTTGGTCCTGGCGCAATCTTGTCATTTGACAACTATCGTTTCCAGGTTCGTATTTCTGGTACTCCTTATCAGGATGGTAGCGCTTGGGTTTATGAGTGCTACGTAGCTGATGCTGGTTCTGGTGCATATATTCCAGGTGAGTATCTTCTCCCAGGTCGTCAGGTAAGCCGTATCGGTTCTGCATACGAAGAGTATTCAGATGAGGCAGATATCCTGAACTATCAGACTCCATTCAAGATGAAGAACAACTTGATGACAATGCGTCTTTCTTACGACATCACTGGTGATGCTTACTCTACAGTATTGGCTATCGCATTGACAGATCCTGAGACTGGCAAGAAGTCTTATCTCTGGTCTGACTACCAGTATTGGTTGGCTCTTCGTGAGTGGAAGAAGCGTGAGGAATATCAGTTGCTCTTCGCTAAGTCTAACCGTAACGCTGACGGTACATATTCTAATCGCGGTACAAACGGACGTCCTGTTGCAATCAGTGCAGGTTTGTTCGAGCAGATTAGCCCAGCTAATACACGTTATTACACAACTCTTACAACTGAGTTGCTCGAGGATTACCTCTTCGATCTTTGCTACAATATGCTTGGTACAAACGAGCGTAAGTTTGTTGCTTTGACTGGTGAGATGGGTATGCGTGAGTTCGACCGTCTCTTGAAGGAGAAGGTAGCTAACATGCAGTTGATCGACACTAAGTTCATCACTGGCAATGGCCAGGAGTTGACTCTCGGTGGTCAGTTCACAACTTACAAGATGACAAATGGTATTGAGCTTACTCTTAAGAAGTGTGCTCTCTTTGATAACATGGAGATGTTCCGTCAGCTCCACCCATTGTCAGGTAAGCCATTGATGTCTTACACATTCTTGTTCCTCGATCTTGGTATGCGTGACGGTCAGGCAAACATCGTTAAGGTTTGTCGTAAGGGTCGTGAGTTCGTACAGTGGTGTACTGGTGGTTCTGTACTCCCATCTGGTTACGGTAATTCAATCAATACTCTCCGTTCTAATAGCCGTGATGGTTATCAGGTACACTTCCTTGGCGAAGAGGGTATTATGGTACGTAACCCACTTGCATGTGGTGTACTTTACTGCGATGCTGATGATTCAGAGTACAAGCAGGCGTAATTGAAATAACGAGTCTCGACTCAACTCTTATATTCCAATCCTGACGGATTGAAATAACGAGTCTCGTTTCGGCTGTATAATATATAATATATAAAAAGGGCTCGTGGTTGTTTTCCACCCCCCCT